CGGGCACCCCCATCAAGACCGTTGACCCGGTTCGTCCCGACATGCTAGTCCCCTCCTACGACATCATCCTGCCCGATGGCACGATGTCGTGGGCCTACGACTACGAAATCGAATGGGATACCCCTGATGAAAACCCTACCGGAACTTCTGAAGGAAGGTAAGTTTCCAATCCCGGCAGTCCTCAAATGTTACTGGATTCGGGATATTTATCCCGGGACCTACGTCAACATTGTGGATTGCCGCCTCGCCGAACATTGGGAGTTGGGACTAAATATCGAGGAGTGGCCAGAACCTGCGATGGCTTGCATCGTCCACGATTCCAAGGATAGAACCTACCTCGTAACCCCCTATGTCCTGAAGCTCAGAAAAGGAAAATCGAAATGCCAACCTTCTCCCAACACCCCAACCAGCGCCGCGTAAAGCTGCTGCTGGTGGGCGACCCGGGCGCCGGTAAGACCGGCCTCCTCGCCACCCTCGCCAACTCCGACTACAAGGTGCGTATCGTCGACCTCGACAACAACCTGGCGATCCTCTCGGCCTACCTCCAGAAGGGCAAGGCCGACAACATCTCCTACTACTCGATCCCCGCAAAGGACCCGGAGTCGTGGAAGAAGTCCATCGCCATCACCACGCAGTGGAAGCTGCCCGACGAAGACCTCGGCGACCTCACCACGTGGGATAGCAACACCGTTCTCGTCGTCGACTCGGCCACCTTCTGGAACGACACGTGCATGGCCACCGTCCTCAAGGAGAACAACGTCGCCGACGACAAGGCCGGCTTCGACCAGTCCCTCTGGGGCGTCATGTCCAAGCGCTTCGAGAACCAGGTTGCGCGCCTCACCTCCGACCGCTACAAGTTCCACTTGATTTTCATCTCGCACATCCGCATGATCGAAAACAAGAAGACGGGCGGCGTCATGCGCGCCTATCCCTCCTTCCTCGGTCAGCAACTCCCCAACGTCGTGGCCCGCTACATGAACAACGTCTGGCTCGCAACCCGCAAGGATGGAAAACCGGTGTTGCACACGCAGACCACTCGTGATATGGGCTACCTGAAATGCAGCGCACCTCACAAGGTGGCGGCAGAAGCGCCATTCGATCTGGGCGCAATCTTCAAGCAGATCGAAAACTGAAAGGAAACCTACCATGTCCATGCTCCACAAGTCCTTCTCCCCCGACGAGATCGAGACCCTGCGCTATCACCCGCCGGGTCGCTACGTTGGCTACGTCACGGCGTGGGAGTCGGGCACTGCCCAGACCGGCACCGAATACATCAAGTTCACCCTCAAGGCTCGCGAGGGCATCTCGGGCCAGGACCTCAAGGGCGTCGAGATGAATCGCAACCTCGAGTCCCGCCGCTTCTACCTCAGCGACAAGGCGCTGTCCCAGTACTGGACCACCGTCGAGAAGGTGCTGGGTCCCGACTGGAAGCAGAAGGTTGCCGCCGCCCACCCGGAGGGCAAGATCAGCACGGCTACCGCCGCTGAACTCATCGTCGGCGCCGAGGTTGAGTTCGACTACCTGCCCGAGAAGAACGAGCGCACGGGCAAGGACTACATCAACGTGCAGCGCTTCAAGGCTGTCTGACCCCCTAGCTGCAACGCAGGGATGAGGGTGCGTGGCGGCATCCAATAGCAACAAGGCCGGGCTTCTGCGTTGCAGCAGCCTCCATGGTGGGAGCCCGGCCATCCGCCACCCCAATTCCCCAGGAGAATCCCCATGCCGACACTCGATCTGGAATTCCGCAACTCCAGCTTTTCCGCCACTGGATGCGACTCGGTGGACAAGCTGCTTTTCGCAATTGCCGACGCTGCCCGCCGGCACTCTTCAGTCGAGGACTGGACCAAGCTGGCGCCTGTCGGCGGAACTACATATCTGGGCAAAATTCAGGAAGCTGCCTACGAGACTGCGGCGGATATCGCAGTCCTGAAGTGCAGTCTCGAGTCGCAGTACAGTTCGATGTGCATCCGCCAACTGGAGGAAGCCCTCGAAGACCAGCGGGCCAAAGCCAAGCTACTCGCGGAGGATAAGGCCGCCCTTTTCGTCGTCATCCGCTGCCTGGTTGACCGTCTCAATGAGAAGGAGCGGAGCCGCCCATGATCTTCTCCATAGGTGCCGTTCTCTTCCTCGCCGGATGGTTCGCCATTAAGGTTGTGTACATTCCATATCACCACTCAAACACTCCGCTGGAATGGACAATAGCGATCTCCATGATTCTCGGGATAATCTTGATTCTGACATCCCTCGGGATGTTGGCCTGGGACTACCTGCCCTGACATGCTCCTCCTCTTCGACTATCCCTCGGTGCAGGACCTCAAGGAGGGGCGCCACGTCAGCGGCTACCCCGCCGCCCTCCTTGCCATGGCCATGCGCTACGCCGAGTGCCCCTCCGTGCAGATGGATACGTTCCTGCCGGAGCCCCCTCGCTTCAACAATCCCTCTGCCTTCTTCCACCCCAAGAAGAACTGCCCCAACGATGCAGTGGGCAACCCCATCCACCACAAGTGGGGCCACCTCCGCAGCGACCTGATGCCCCACCTCCAGCGCATCCGGCAACGCTGCAAGGAAGCGCCCCTCGTGTTGGCCCTAGGGGACCTCTCCTTGTGGGCCCTCACCGGCGACAAACTCAGCGACCACCGGGGCACCCTCCTCTATGCGGAGGGCGGCCTCCGCGTCATCGGTTCGCACAATCCCCGCTCCATCATCAAGGACCAGTCCCTCCTCCCCATCCTGGCCATGGACCTCAAGAAGGCGTGGCAGGAATCCCTCAAGCCCCGCAGCGTCTTCCCGCGCCGCTCCGTCCACGTGGTGGAGTCCCTCGCCGACATGCGCCGCGTCACCCAGCGCATCCTCGCGGGCCCCCAATTCGCCTTCGACATCGAGACGGCCCAGCAGCAAGTCACCATGATTTGCTTTGCCCCCTCTCCCCACGAAGTCTACGTGCTCCCCTTCTGGTTCCACTGGTTCCACTCCCACAACTTCTGGGATGAGGATACCGAGCTGCAGATGTGGCTCGAAGTGCAGCGCCTGATGGCTTCCCCCCTCCGCAAGGTGGCCCACAACGCCGTCTACGACCTCACCTACCTCATCGAGATGGGCATCCGGGTGCGCTTCCCCGTGGAGGACACCATGCTCAAATCCCATAGCAACGAGATCGAATGGTTGAAATCGTTGGGCTTTTTGGGTAGCATCTACTGCAACGAGAAGGCATGGAAGAACATGCGTGTGGGCAAGGTGAAGGATCGCAACAAGAAAGACGAGTAGTGGCACAGGAACTCCTCTCCAAGGAATGGGACTCCCTCGTATACGACCTGGTCTCCTCCGAAGAGGCCAAGCCACTCCGGCCCGAGGAGCGCCTCTTCCTCGCCGTCATCCTCCAGGCAGTGGAGGACGCCACCTCCCTCAAGCCCAGCATGATGCGGGACCAGGCGAGGGCCACCCTCTTCACCTCCTCCGCCACCCCCCTCAAGGACATGTGCCTCCTCCTCTCCATCGAGTACGACTACCTGCTGCGCGGGGTCCAGCGCATGATCCAAGAGGGCAGGACCCTCCGCCGTGAAGTATGAGCCGCCGCCCCTCCTCTTCATCACCACGACGCAGGAGGGGATGCTTGCCAACGTGGTCCTCTCCGGGGTACTAACGCGCATCCCCTTGGCACGCAGCCACGCCCTCTCCCTCCTCGTGCAGCTCTCCCACGCATTGGAGCAGGACCTCCAGCGATGAAGACCTTCCATACCGACAACCTCCCCACCATGGACGCCACCCTCCAGCAGCTCATCTACAATGGGCTCGACGGGATGCTCACCCTCGAGGTGGACGCGGCCATCCCCCACACCCCCACCTACGAATTCGAGAGGAGCCTCCTGCCCCTCGCCCTCACCCTCATGCAACGCGGCATCCTCATCGATCAAGGGAAGCGCGACTCCATGGTGGAGCACCTGCGCCAGCGCCTCGCCAAGGTGCAGCGCGGCTTCGAAGCACCTGCGCCAGCGCCTCGCCAAGGTGCAGCGCGGCTTCGACTTCCTCTGCTGGGAAGTCCTCGGCTGCAAGGTCAATCCCCGCAGCTACCCCCAGATGCAGGACCTCCTCTACAAGAAACTCCTGCTGCCCGAAGTCATCTCCTCGAAGAAGGGCGAGAAGAAGATCAGCACGGACCGCGACGCCCTCGAAAGGTTGGGCCGCGACTACGTGAGGGCCCGCCCCTTTGCCGAGCACCTCCTCCGCATCCGCGACCTGGAGAAGACCATCGATGCCCTCACCAAACACCTCAGCCCCTCTGGCAGGTGGCATGCCAACTTCAATATTGCTGGCACTGACACCGGACGTTGGTCCTCTTCTAGCCATCCATTTGGTTGGGGATCTAACCTTCAAAACCTCGACGATTACGTCCGCCGCATATTCATACCGGATGAAGGCCACATCTTCTTCAATTGCGATCAACAGGGCGCTGAGGCCCGCGTCGTGGGGTACCTGGCCGGAGACGACAACTACATCAAGGCCGTGGAATCGGGCGATGTCCATACCATGGTGGCCGCTATGGTCTTCGGCTTTGAACCTAAGCGCGAGCTGGCGGATCGCAAATACTATCGCGAGATGTCCTTTCGCGATATCGCTAAGCGAGCGGCTCACGGCTCTAACTATGGGGGCACCGCTCATACGATTGCTCGCGTCCTCAAGGTAGAAACCCAGATCATCGAGGAGTTCCAGCGGAAATACTTCGCCACCTTCCCCAACATCTACAAGTGGCAGGTGTGGGTACAGCAGCAAGTGCAGACCCAGCGCTTCCTCGTCACCCCCTTTGGGCGCCGCCGCAACTTCTGGGACAACCCCCGCGACGACGCCACCATCCGGGCGGCCATCGCCTTCGTCCCCCAGTCCACGGTGGGCGACCTCACCTCGCGGGGCCTCCTCGCCCTCCACTCCCTGCCCCACGTCCAGGTCCTCAACAACATCCACGACGCGGCCTTCGGGCAAATCCCCCTCCACATGAAGGAGGAGCTGCTCCCCCTCATCGTGCAAACCCTCACATTCCCGTTGCAAGTCACGGACATCTGGGGTAGGAATAGGGAGATGCTCATCCCTTGGGAATCCCAGACCGGGATGAATTGGGGGAAGCGCAAGAAGGACAACCCAGATGGACTTGCCTGACTACCTCGGCAGCAAATTCCACAGCGAGCGCCTCGCCAACATCATCCGTGCCTTCTATCGCAAGAAGGGCATCGAACCCAACGTGTGGGTCGAGAAGGAAGGAAAAACCTATGTCATCCGCAGCAATCTCAGCTTCTCGTTTCCGCCTCCCAAACAGGCGTGAGTCCACCATCGAGGACCTCTCCTTCAACGGGGAGCGCTACCACCTCTCCTACTCCACCCTCGACGGGAAAGTCTGGGAGGTCTTCATCTCGGGCCCCCGCGCGGGCACCGACCTCTACGCCATCTGCTGCACGGCGGCCACCCTGGTGTCCCTCGCCCTCCAGCATGGGGTGCCCCTAGCCACGATGCGCGACGCCGCCCTCCGTGACAAGGAGGGGAACCCCGTGGAGATCGTGGGGGCCGTCCTCGATGTCCTCGCCAACGCTGGGGCATAGGCCCCTCTACCTCCCAAAGGACAGGCCCACGCGCATCCAGCGCAAGGGCATCCTCTACGAGAAGAAGGTGGTGCAGCA